CCCTGGCTTGGCTTATGGCAATGACCTGCTTCAAGGCCAAAATCTGCCAACTGCCGTGATGATGTCCAATGCCATCGTCAGCGCCCTCGGCGGGATGGTGCCACCGAAACTTCGCCACTTATACCTAGACAACTTTTGGAAGAAGTTAGGTGAAGACCTTGGCAACCTTATTTATCTGCCTCAAGTCATCATCGAGCATTGCCATCCACTAGCAGGCAAAGCCGAGTGGGATGAGGGCTATCGCTCTGTCAATGCTCGTGAGGTTTATTCATTTGATGCCTTGGCCTATGACTTTTACATCAAGAGCGAGGACTATCAAGTCCTCTTGCGAGATTTATTGAAATGAAAGCAATTGCCTTTTCCTTATATGGCAATGATCCGCGTTACAACATCGGAGCTATTAAGAATGCAATCCTTGGCTCGCGCTATTTCCCTTTTGAGGATGGCTTCCGCTTAGTCTTCTATTGTGGACAGAGCGTTGATGAATGGGTCATTAGCACTTTGAATCTTGTCAAAGGCGTGAAGATTGTGAGAATGAGTGAAGTAGAAGACAACACTGCAAGGTTATGGCGTTATCTTGCTTTCTCTGACACGCAATTTGAGGTTGTCATCTGCCGTGATGCTGATGCTCGCCTGTCTTTTCGCGACAGAATAGCGCACGAAGAGTGGGAGCAATCAGGTCTTGATTATCACATCATCAAAGACCACAAGATAGGTCACAACTATCTTATCAGCGCAGGGATGTTTGCCGGCAAAACCGACAAGTTGCGCGATATGGCGCAACTAATTGCTTTCAATGAAATAGAGGATTACTACACAACCGACCAAGATTTTCTTGCATCTGAAATCTATCCGAGAGTCAAGAACTCAGTTCTTATTCACGATTCGTTCTTTGCAACACCTATTGAGGGCGATTCAATAAGAACCACGATTGGCTTTAATGCGCCGACTCCAACTTCACACATCGGAGCAGCTCTTGATGCCAATGACCGATTCATCTTTGACATTGACCGCAAGGCACAACTAGATTTCTGTGATTCGCAGTTTTACAAATACGAGAGCGACAGGTGGGGGAAATGAAAATCCTGATTACAGGCGATGCAGGCTTTGTTGGCACTAATTTCAAGAAACACTTAGACTCAAAACTCAATAACATCACAGGCATTGACATAAAGAACGGGCGCGATGTCAGGGATTTCTTTGCCAAAGATGACACAAAGTTTGATGTGGTGATTCACTTGGCAGCTATTGTCGGCGGGCGAGCAACCATTGAGGGCAACCCCTTGAGCGTTGCTGCTGATTTGGCTATTGATGCAGACCTCTTCCAATGGGCTTTGCGAACGCGCCCTGGACACATTGTCTATTTCTCATCAAGTGCTGCTTATCCCATTTATCTGCAAAAATTAGAATATAAACAGACTCTCAAAGAGTTTGACATAAACCTTGAGCATATCCGCACCCCTGACTTGACCTATGGTTGGGCGAAGTTATCAGGCGAGATGCTCGCCTCTTATGCTCGCGCTCAAGGCTTGAAGGTGTCAATTCTGCGCCCATTTAGCGGATACGGAAGCGATCAGAGCCTTGACTATCCGTTCCCATCTTTTATCAAGCGAGGCAAAGAAAAGGCAACTCCTTTTGATGTTTGGGGTCGTGGAACGCAGGTGCGCGACTTCATCCACATTGACGATGTCGTCAAAGCAACCTTTGAGGCAATCACAAATGATGTCAAGGTTGCCAATTTGTGTTCAGGTCGCCCAACCTCATTCATCCAACTCGCAGAGATGGTGATGTTGCAGGCAGGCTATTTGGCTCAAATAAGAACCAACCCGAAGGCACCTGTTGGGGTTGCCTATCGGGTCGGGAATCCTTCTAGGATGCTTGAGTTCTATCAGCCAAAGATTTCTTTGGAAGAAGGCATTGCTCGTGCCTTAAAAGATAACTAGAACTGCTCTTCCATTTTCTTGATTCTGCGGTTGATGTATTTAGGCCCTGCCCAATCCATAAACCATTGAGGGAAGATGACCGCGCTTGGTTGGCGTTTTGGCATAAATAGAACCATCAGAAGCGGAATCCAAAAGCCATAGAAGGCTGACATAAGTGGCCAAAAGATAACGCTTCGGCCAATGGCAAAGGCATAGAACGCGGTGAAGAATACGATTAGCAAATCCCATCCATTCATCTAGCACCATCCCATCACAGGGGCAGGCTCAATGTCTTTGACAACTTCATAGAACTTGCCGTTTTCGTGCATTGATCCTGCGGTGACTACATATCCATTGAACTTAATATCAACGCCATCGCGCAATTTGCCAGGATATGTGGGCGCAGTAGCTTGATAGTAGAGATGCAGACCATCGCCTGTTTCAACTGTGAATGTGTTGGTATCTAAGCCTTCGGTTGTTCCGCCATTGCGATAGTCAACATCAAAGACAACAAGACCTGATGGCGCACAAGCAATGGCAATGTTGAGAAGCGGTGACTTGCTAAACCATTTATTGACAACCTTCGGGTCATTGCTCGCCGACTTATAGCCTTGCTTTGCTATTGGAAAGAATGGCGTTTTCTGTTGAGGATAGCAAGGCATCACATACCAACCGCGTTCGGCAAAGGCAGTTGCAATTTCGGCAGTTGTCATTTGACGAACTCCTTTAAGAAGTCATTGATGGCTTCTGAAACTGTCTTGCCTTCTGACCGCGCCTTCGCCTGCGCCCTTCGCCATAGTTGATCAGATACACGAACGCTTCTAATTTTCTTCAACTTCATCACCTTTGCTTTCGATAGATTCGTAATTGGTCAGCAAGAGCCATTGTTGAGGTGTGCCTAAATCCCACACAACCTCAAACTCCCAAGCATTGTCTTGTAAGAACTGCCTTCCAAGTAGAAGAGCAGGATAAGATTCAAACCAATAAGCCCAACGCCACTCATAACTTTTGACACTTGGCTCAAAGCGCCCATCCTTTGCTCTCCAACTCTCATCCCATTGCATTGAGCATTCGTGCAGATACATAAAATCCTGATTTGTAAGATTCATTATGCAACCGCCTTTGTGCGCTTTGCGGTTTGAATTGGCAGTTCGATGTGGCAGGTTAAGCAAAACCAAGTTCCCTCAACATATACCGAATTGTGTTTGTTATTTGCGTTCTTTGTCATTTTCTTCTTCCGTTTCTTGGAGCTACTACCTTTCACCCCAATAGGATCAGAGTAGCCTATGTGTGGGCGTTTGTCCATACGCTACCCAATAGACCGCCTTCGGCGTGTCGGACTAGGATGTCAGCCCTTCCCCTCATACTTATGGCAACACGAAAGGGGAACTTATGCAATACGCACTATTCGGCGGTCTGATGGCCGTTCTAGGGCTTCTGTGGGCTATTTTAGCCCTCCACGATGACCCATTGAGAGAAGGTATCAGACAGGCGCAGGCGTGGTCTAAGAACCAAGACAGGCTCAAGAAGGTGCTTTCCGAATGAGCCTATTTTCAGTCCACAACGCCTCTGATGGCTCATTTGTTGTCTATTTAGAAGAACAGGATGCCAACCTTGACCTCTTGGAAGATGTCGTGGGTCAGGTGCCTTTGTTGGCTTTATCTCGTTTGGCAGAGCATTCTCGCTTGGAATTTATCAATGCACCTGAATCCGCAAGGCTTCTTGACAAGGTGCGCCAACAATTGCCTGATGTCACAGTCAAGGTTGCGCAAATCAATGAGGATGAGGCGTTGGCATTGGCCGAGGCTCTTATCGATTCAGTTAAGTTTGCCCGCGCCATTGCCGGTCGCCCGATGAAACTTGAGTTGGTCAAATAATGGCCAACCCGAATGGTCGCAAAGGGGCTGCATTTGAAATCGGAGTTCTCAAGTGGTTGCGATCTCGCGGTGTCAATGCAGAGCGTTTGCGATTATCGGGAAGCAGAGATGAAGGCGACATCATTGCCATCATCGCAGGCAAGAGCTATGTCCTTGAATTAAAGAATCGCAAATCCATCTCATTGCCAACCTTTTGGGATGAGGCTGTGGCTGAAGCGAAGAACTTTGCTAAGGCAAGAGGTTTAGAACAGGCTCCACCATCATTCGTTGTTATCAAAAGAAGGAACGCCTCTATTGAGAGGGCATTCGTTATTCAAGACCTTGAATCCTGGCTAGGTGAGAGGCAGTGAATGTCCTTCAACACTTCTATCCTGCGCTCCCACTTCTTCCTGAAGCAAGTTGCAAAGGCATCATCAACCCAAACTTATTTTTTCCTGAATCAAAAGAACAAGAGGCAAAGTGCCTCCCAATCGTGCGCACAATCTGCGCAGGTTGTCCTGAACGAAAGGAGTGCTTGGACTACGCGCTCAAAGAACAGATACCTCACGGAATTTGGGCAGGCACCACGCCTGCGCAGCGAGGATTTGGGCAAGGATTTAAGAATAGGAAAACAGGGCGAGTTAATCGCGCTAGTGCCATCCGATCCTTGCATTCTTTTGGGCGAACACCCAAAGAAATCGCAGCTACTATGAAAATCGAGTTGAGTTATGTCACTCAGGTTCTCAAGAGAAGCGCGAAATTAGAAGGAGAATCCCAATTACTCAAAGAAGAAAAACACTCAGGGGAATCATCATCATCATCGGAGTCAGCGCAATGACCTCAATGTTTGTCAACGCAGCGTTTGCGCCACAACCGGCAATTCCTGCCAGCATTATCTACAAAGAAAGACCTATCTTAAAGCAGGTCGATGCCAAGCAATTGGCAAAGAAATTGCTGACAAAGAAAGAGTATTCCTGCCTTGCAAAATTGCTTGGCAAGGAAAGCGCCTGGAAGAGTTCTGCAAAGAACCCAACTTCCAGCGCAAAAGGCATTGGGCAATTACTCGATGTCACCTATCGCAACCTCGGAATGAAACACACCGAGGCATCGGTGCCACAACTTGTGGCAACACTTGCCTACATCCACAGGCGACATTTAACTCCCTGCAACGCTTGGGAGTTTTTTAAGCAGAAGAACTACTACTAGAAAAAGGCGGGGTAATGTCAGTAGAGATTGGAAAAGGCGTGGTGGACTTTGACGAGAACATCGCAATGTGGCTCGAACAATATCGCCACGCCTTAACGAAAATTAAAGAATGGGAAGAAGTTGCTGATGTAGCTCGATCCCATATCGAGGCATCGTTAGGTGATAATGAAGTCGGTCTTTACAAAGGCCGAGAAGTAGTCAGATTCACCTCTGTTACCTCAATGCGCTTTGATACCAAACGCGCCAAGGAAATCTTGCCACCACAAGTGCTTGATGTCCTGCAAGTTCAAAGCACTCATCGCAGATTCACACTTGTCAGTCAGGAAGCAGAGTGAGCATTCCTTTCCTGCAACCTATCGAGCCAATTGTGCCGATAGTTCCTGACTATGACGATGAAGAAGAGGATGATTGATGACTTTCACATCACCAGTTTCGGCTGCTAAATCTCTCGGTCAAGGTTTGTCTGAGATAATTACGCAGGCAGGAATTTGGACTCCAAGAGCCAAGCAAGTTGTCATCGGGCCAAGTGAAGTTGGCCACGACTGCACAAGGCGACTTGCTTACAAGCTCTTGGATTGGGAAAAGACAAACGAGATGGGTTCCTCTAATTGGAGCGCCCAAGTAGGTTCTGCAATTCACAAATATCTAGCAGATGTCTTTGCCAAAATTGAAGGCTATGAAGTTGAACAGAGAGTCAATATCCGTGGCAATCTGACAGGAACAATTGATCTATACGACAGCGTTCGTGGCATCGTTATAGATTGGAAAACAACAAGTCCTGCCGCAATGGAGCGCAAGCGCCGTGAAGGTAAAAACGCGCAATATCACACACAGATTCAACTCTATGGCTATGGCAAGGCGCAGACGGGAGCGCCTGTGAATCAGGTCGCTCTTGTCTATCTGCCAACAAGCGGTGGCATAGATGAGATGCACATAGAACTTTATGATTATGACGAATCAGTTGCCTTGAAAGGTCTTGAGCGAATGGACAACATTTATGCGCTCTTGGCACAAATTGATGTTGAAAATAACCCGCAGATGTGGGAGAAGATTCCAGCAAAGGCAAACCGACTCTGCAACTATTGTCCTTACTTTTTGCCTTACTCAAAAGACCTCTCGAAAGGATGCTTCGGTGAAACCGCGACTCGTAATTAGTCCGATGAAACATTGGGAAGCAAAAATTCTCAATTCTGTCGCTTGGCTTATTGGAATGCGCGGTGGCTCTGTTGGCTATTGCTGGATTGAAACAACTGAAGAAGCTGATGAAAACGACATTGAAGTAACGCTCAATGACATAGTAAAAAATAATGAAGAAGATGAAATGAACAAACAAACAGAAAAGGAGTCGGGGGAATGACCTTCGCATCACCAGGATCACAGAGCGAGTCAGTGAAAGTGGCAGACCTTGCCAATCACTTGCTCATCATCACACCTACTGAATACAAGACAGGGATTCAAACTGTCCACGGCATTGCCGAGGCAGTCGAAGTCAATGTCTATGACCTTGATACAAACACAGAATACAATTCTCTGCTTTGGTTCAATGTCGCCCTACGCAATTCGCTAAAGACAAAAATCGGAAGCAAGGTCTTGGCTCGCATAGGCCAAGGCACTGCCAAACCTGGCAAGAGCGCGCCTTGGATTCTGCTCGATGCCACAACAGATGCGCAAGCATTGACAAAGGCAAACGCCTATCTTTCATCAGGGGCTAAGCCTGCGCCGGTGGCAACGCCTTCGCCTTCGCCTGCGCCTGCGGGATTAGAAGGTTTATCACCTGAAGTCGCAGCTCTACTTGCTCAACTAGGAGCAAAGCCTTAAAGACTTTGAATCAGGCGGTTTCCTTCCGTCATCGCCTGATGTCATAGGTTGTCGGTGCTACCTTTCCACCGACAACCACCGCAGGGCTTGGGAGCGATGAGATACGGGGTCATTCATCGGCAGGTTCGATTCCTGCCACTGCACTCGATAACAAAAGTTAGGGGGCAAGATGAGAACAGCAGTTTCACTCTTTGCCGGTGTCGGTGGTTTTGACTTAGCTCTTGAGCGAGCAGGAGTCAAGGTTGTTGCATCGGTGGAATGGGATAAGAACGCGCAAAAGGTATTGCAAAGGAGATTTCCGAACTCCACAATTTTCGGCGACATTCAGGGGGTTACAGGTGAACAATTACGAGCAGCAGGATTTAATCCAACCAACGGAATTATCACAGGTGGATTTCCTTGCCAAGACCTTTCCGTTGCTGGAAAGCGAGCAGGGTTGGCGGGATCGCGTAGTGGACTTTTCTGGGAAATCTGCCGACTCCTTGACGAAACAAGAACGGAAACTTTTATCCTCGAAAATGTGCCTGGTCTTCTTTCCTCAAATAACGGAAGAGATATGGCCTGTGTCGTCGAAGCGTTGGTCGAGCGCGGGTATCGCATCGCTTGGCGGGTGCTTGATGCTCAATACTTCGGAGTTCCCCAAAGACGGCGCAGAGTCTTCATTGTCGGATGTCTTGGAAACTCAGGGGGATCACCTGAAGAAATACTCGCTATCGCAGAGGGCCGCGCAGGGTATCTTGCGAAGGTCGAACAAGGGCAAAGGTCAACTTCCATCGCAACTTCAAAAATTGCTTGAAGATGTGGTGGGTCAAGAGCAGGAGAGCGCAAAGTGTTGATGATTATGAAACTTGGGTTGAGAAAAGTGTGTGTCCAACATTGAACGATTTTGATAACAAAACAGAATCAAGAGCGACCGCCTTAATTTTATTTGAAGCAACAAGAGTTGATGATGTCAGAATCCACGAAAATATAAGTGGCACTGTTCCTACTTATTGGGGAACAGGTGGAGCGCGTGTGCCGTATTGGAACACTAATCCAGTGCGCAGGCTGACACCGACAGAGTGTGAACGCCTGCAAGGATTCCCCGATGGATGGACAGATGGCCAAGCCGACTCGCACCGCTACAAACAGATGGGTAACGCGGTGGCCGTGCCTGTTGTCGAGTGGATCATAAACAGAATTATCAAGTAAGAATTATACGGGGGCGAAATGAAAACAGACATACTCTTGACAGCCTTAGAGTTTGCTAACCAAGGCATCTCGGTTGTGCCGGTGGCAACCGATGGCACCAAGCGCCCTGGCATTGCCTCTTGGAAGCAATATCAAGAAACAAGGCCGACAACGACAGAGTTGATGACTTGGTTTGCTGATGCCCAAGGCGTTGGTGTTATCTGTGGCAAAGTATCAGGCAATCTTGAGATGTTAGAACTTGAAGGCAGAGCTGTCGCCGACAAGATGCACTTAGATTTGAAAGAGATGGCAGGTAACGCTGGCCTTGGCGAAGTATGGGATCGCATAAACAATGGATATGTTGAGATGACTCCATCAGGCGGAATTCATTGGCTCTATCGCATTGACGGAGAAGTTCCTGGCAACACAAAGCTCGCAAGAAAGCCAGGAGATGAGGACAAAGTCGAGGTCTTAGCCGAAACAAGAGGCGAGGGAGGCTTTGTCATTGTCGCACCGACCAATGGCACCTGCCACCCGTCAGGCGGAGCGTGGACAATGTTGGTCGGCTCGGCCAAGAGTATCCCGACCTTGACAGTCGCCGAGCGCGAAGGGCTACATCAACTCTTTGCCACATTTGACTGCGTTCCAAAGGTTGAGTTTGTGACGGAAGAACTTGCGCCAAAAGGTGTCAATCTAACACCAGGCGATGATTACAACGCCAAAGTCACTTGGGAGCAGGTCTTAGAGCCTTTGGGTTGGAAGAAGGTCTATACCAACAAGGCAGGTGTGAGCAGTTGGAGGCGACCAGGCAAGTCTGAAGGTATCAGCGCCACAACAAATCACGCAGGCAATGACAAGTTCTTCTGCTTTAGCAGCTCAACACAGTTTGAACCTGAACGCTCTTATTCAAAGTTCGCCATCTTCACACTTGTCGAGCATCAGGCAGATTTCACCGCCTCTGCCCGCGCCCTGCGAAGTCAGGGCTATGGCGAGGCACGAAAAGAGTTGACAAGCCTAGAAGTTCACTCACCTTCACTTGTTCAACTACACGATGAGGAAGGCAATATCAAAGAGTCCTCTTGGATTCCAAAAGAGATTGGCGAATCTGAGTTAGAAGAAGAAGAGCCGCCTTCAATGCTTAGACGAGAAGATGGAAACTGTCTGCTTTACGCGGGCAAGATAAATGCCATCTTTGGCGAGTCTGAATCAGGCAAGACTTGGATTGCACTTGAAGCCATCAGACAAGAGCTAGAGAAGAACAACATCGTCTTCTATTTAGACTTCGAAGATTCGGCTCGCTCTATCCTTAATCGCCTCAAGACCTTGAGGGTCAAGTCAGACAAGTTCAAAATGTTTAGATATGCAAACCCTGATGAGCCATTGGGTGAGGGCATTGGCGAGATTATGAGAACACAGATTATGGCCTACCTGCCGACTCTGATTGTCGTTGATGGGGTCAATGCAGCGATGAACTTACTTGGCCTAGATTTAGAGAAGAATAAAGATGCTACTCACTTCTCACAGAAGGTCTTGAAGCCTCTTAGAATCGGTGGCGCAGGCATCCTGACAATTGACCATGTCACCAAATCAAAGGACAACCGAGGCAATTACGCCATCGGAGCGCAAGCAAAGCGTGCTGACATCGATGGCGCGGCCTTTGCCGTGTCTGTGGCCTTGCCATTTGGCAGGGGCATTGACGGGGCCTTGGATATAACTTGCACAAAGGATCGCCCTGGCTTTGTCCGTGCCATCTGCCCTGATGCCAAGACTGTCGGCGTTGCCAACCTCAAGAGCCTTCCCGATGGCGGGATTGCGGTGTCAATCTCAGGTGGCACTGTGAAGTTATCCACAAGGGAGTCCAAGATGGAGGCGGTGTCTGACCTTCTTGCAAAGGTCGGTTATGAGATGGGCAGGAATCAGATTGCAGAACATCTCAGGACAGAGGGCATTCCAATATCAAATGACGAGCTGAAGTTTGTCCTTGAAACCTTGGTTTCGACAGGCTTTGTGACCTATCGCAAGGATGGTCAGAAGTTCTTATTCGGTCATCAAGAGCAATACTTTGCCAATGATGTGAAGCCTTGGACTCCAAATGTCTAACTGTTCCGCCGTTCCGATACTGTTCCGACCATTTTCTCGGAACAGTGCGACAAGACTGGCCAAACTGTTCCGCCGTTCCCCCTCTTTAGAGGGGAACGCGGAACAGTGGAACAGTCACCTTCGGAGGACTAGTGAATAGCGATTTTAAGCCTATCTCTTGTAAACGCTGCGGAACAGTTGTTTGGCAAGGAATCTCTTGGGCAGGATTTGCCCGCAACCTCGATACCCCTGTTCTTACCATTGAGGAAGAGATAATCAAACGGATCAATAAGCTGATGACCTTTGAGTGTCATAAGACCAAGGTGTCATTTGAGGCGGTTGAGAGAAGTGCCAACCGAATCAAGTGGGGCAAGTCCAAGTTCTCGGTTATCTTGGCAGAGCATCACTGCTCATCATTCAAACTCTTTGAAGTCACACCGCCCGACTATTGGGCAAAGTTATCCACAGGCAAGGCGATGAGTCAGGAGTGTGTGTTTTGAGGGAATGTCTAATCTGCAAGAAGAGTGTTGAGGGCGAGTGTCGAAGTTGCTTCGGTCGCCTTCGCTCTGTCTTGAAGGAGTTGCCTGACTTACAGTTCGAGGCAGGCTTCTATCTTGAGCCATCACGCACTGGCAGTGGCGTGGTCAGCGCCGAACGCTCTATCGGTATCAATGTCAATGCCTTGGATTTTTCTATGGCAACAGACCTTCTTGCCATCCTTCACGGATGGGAGGCGATTATCAGGCGCGATCGGCAGTTGACACCGCCTGCGCTGGTCACCCGTGAGCCGACTACTGATATGGAGGTCGATGCTACCTGTGAGTTCCACATCGCCCACCTGTCTTGGACATTGTTGCAACCTTGGGCGTTAGACTTCGCAGGGGAAGTTTGGCAGCTACACGCTAGGGGTCGTGCGGCTGCCAAGAAGTTCAAAGAGCAGGCAAGAAGGATTCCTTGTCCAACTGATGACTGCAATCGTTTTGTTGTCATTGATGTTGAACAGTTGTCACAAGATGTGAGTTGCTTTGAATGCAAGCAGAGTTGGTCGGTCTTGAGATTGGTGGCACTCGCAATGAGTAATCCAAACCGCAGATTCTTTCTTGACATAGAAGCAATCTCTTCTTGGTTACAAATGACAGAGCGAGAGGTCTATCGCTTGGTCAAGAAGTTTGAAATTGAGAAGCGGGGTTATACCTACGACCTGCAAGCTCTAATGAAAGCGAGGCAACAAAATGCCTAGAATGTTGTCAAGGTTCTCTGCTACACTATCGTTATCAGAGTTCCCTATCTCGGAACAATCCATCAACGAAATCGATGAAGCCCTGAGTCACGCGACCAAGGCACGAAACCTTCCTCAATACACACAACGCCAACGCGACATTGTTGACGAGTTCATAGACGATTTGCTTGATATGCGTTTGGAACTACACAAATGTTGAGCATCACAATCAGCATTGGCGATGTTGAAACAGAGATGACAACAGATCAAAATCTTTCTTTTGATGCTATTGATTCATTACTGAGCAGAGCAGTCCAAGCGACTCTCCAATCTTATCTCTCTCTTCCAGCCGAGGATCGTCTTGCCGGCTTCGGAACGGATGATGATGACGAGGAATTGGAATGACAGGCGCATCTGTCGCAAGTGTCAGATTGATTTGCCTATAACAGACTTTCGCTTCACAAACAAAGCAACAAACAAACGACACAACATCTGCAAGTCTTGTCGTCAGTTACACAGAAAGTTCTTACGAGAAGCACAACAGAACTATGAAAACATCTTAGAGAAGCAAGGCAACAAGTGTGCCATCTGTGGCATATCAACAGAAGAATTCAATGGCAAACTAATCATTGACCACAATCACGAAACAATGTCAGTGCGTGGTGTCATCTGTTCTTACTGCAACAAGGGTCTTGGATTCTTCTTCGACTCCCCCACCTACCTAGCGATGGCAATAGAATACTTGGTGAAGCACGATGGGATTACTTCCTAGACCCTGCGCACAATGCGGAACAATAGTTCGCAACGCGCATCTGTGTCTTGAATGCAAACGCAGAAGAGAAGCAACGCGCCCTTCACGCAAAGAACGCGGATATGATTACAGGTGGCAGCAGTTATCAAAGCTCGCTCGCAAACTCCAACCATTTTGTTTGCGGTGCCACTCACCTCACGACTTGACTGCGGATCATATAATTCCCTTGGCTAGTGGAGGATTGTCAGAGTTAAAAAATATCCAAGTGCTTTGTCGTTCTTGCAATTCACAAAAAGGAAAAACTACACAGAATTAAATTGACCCCCCGTGGCATCTATGGGTAGGGGCAAAAAGTGTGAGGAACAAGCG